TCGACTACATATTGGGATTTAGGAAGGTCGGCTTCAAACGGTAATTTTGAAATTACAGAAGATAGTGGAGACACTTATTTTGTTATTGACAAGACTTCAGGAAACGTAGGCATTGGGACGAGTTCGCCTACGGGACGGACTGAGATAGCCGACAACGGGTCAGTTAACGACAGGCTGTTATACCTGAACTCCTCTGGTGGTCTCTCACAAGGACAGACAGGACCCTTTTACGGACTGTACTCAGATATTAGAAGTAACAACAATGCTACGGCGGCGTACGGGGGTTACTTTAAGGGAACCGGTGTAATTGGCCTCAGCTACGGTGTTTTCTCAGAAACAGCGCAAGGGGCCAGCACCAGAGACTCCATCGCTGTTTATGGTAACGCCACAGTAAACTCTGGCGCCACCAATCACAGGTCTAATCGTACTCTGGGGTCAGGGCCTGTGGCAGGTGTCTACGCTACTACCACGACAACTGGTACAAGTATGACTGCGCAGACCACAGCACTTCATGCCTTGAATGCTACTGTGTATGGGTCAGAGGCTTATGGCGCATGGATTGAAACGACTGCTGGCCCAACTACAGTAGTGCCGATGAAGGTTGCACACGATGGCTCTGAGATTATGCGCATCGACTCATCGGGATCGGTAGGCATTGGGACGAGTTCGCCTAGTGAAAAACTAGACGTAACTGGTAATATAGCAGTATCTGGTGTGGTAGATGGCGTAGATATATCTGCTAGAGATAGTGTATTAACGTCAACAACTACAACAGCTAATGCCGCTTTACCTAAAGCTGGCGGTACAATGACAGGAGATTTAGACTTTGATGACGGTATCAAAGCTAATTTTGGCGACAGTAATGACTTACAAATATTTCATTCGTTAGGTAATTCCTTTGTTCAAGATGCTGGCGAAGGTGATTTATTTATAGCTGGCTCAAATGCAGTTCGTATAGTTAACTCAAACGCAAGTGAAACTTATGCAACATTTAATTTAAATAGTGGTGTAGATCTTTATCACGATAATACTTTGAGATTTCAAACTAGTTCAACTGGAATTTCGGTAGCTGGAAATGTATTTGTAACAGGCACAGTTGATGGTCGAGATATAGCTACAAACATCCCAGCTTCTTTAGGAACAGCAGGTCAAGTTCTCACAGTTAACTCTGGAGCTACAGCAACTGAATGGGCTGATGCTTCTGGAGGTGGCGGCGGTGGAATAACAACAGGTAAAGCAATTGCTATGGCAATGGTATTTGGATAATAACAGGAGAATAAAATGACTGCACCAAATGTAGTTAGTGTTGCAACTATAACTGGCAAGACAGATGTGCTTGCGGCAACAACAACAGCCACAGCAATAACAACTGCGGCAACAGGTAAATTACTAAAGATAAACTCAGTTATCATAGCTAACATTGATGGCACGAACGATGCTGATATCACTCTTGATTTGTTTAGATCGAGTACAGCTTACAAGATAGTAAGCACAGTAACAGTTCCAGCAGATGCTACTCTCGTAGCTATAAGCAAAGACAGTGCAATATACTTAGAAGAAGGCGATGCACTTAGAGCAACAGCAAGTGTAGATGGAGACTTACAGGTTATCTGTAGTTATGAAATTATATCGGAGTAAGACATGAAAAATAGTGTGCATGACAATGGAGGCTTTATAGGTCGTGTAGCAGACTATGCGGCTACTGATAGCTATACATCTGGGAGTCAAAACAAAAAGAACACTGGCGTTTGGAGTATGGATGCTGATTACCTTAATGCAGAATTAGCTGATTTATCTTTAGATATAGATGCCACTTATGGCACTACATACCTAAGAGAATTAACATCATTTCCATCAGCTACTTTTGCATCAGGCTCTGGTGGAGCTGGTAAAGTTGATGTAACTTGGATATTTGATATGACCTTCAGTACAACAGACACTGGATGTATATTAGACCAAGGAGGTAATGCTGACGGAACATATGTAGGTATGGTTTCAGGAGGCAATCTTAGGTTGGCTACTTCTGGTGCAGTATTAGGTGCATCTAATCAAACATCTACAACAACAACAGATATGTCTGCTTATGCTGGTGTAGCTGGCCAGCTTATCGTTACCATAGATTATCAAAACCATATTCAATGTTGGTGGAACGATAGCACTAACGGAATTAATCAAATAGTTTCTGTAGATTATAATGGGGATGGAGATTGGGCAGGTGGTAATGCGGCACAAGTTGGAGTTGCATCAGGTACTGTCCATGGTGGTCAAAGTAGATCAACCTTTACTGGTACAATAACTAGGTATCGAGAAATTACAACCTACGTTGATACAAGTACATTTTAGGAGGGTTACAAAATGAAAAATGGTGGCCTAATAACTAAAACAATAAACACTCCGACAACTAGTTCAGCTTCTGGTGTCTGGAGTTTACAAGAGCAATACGAAGCAGAAACTAGTGGTATTTGGCCTAAGTTTTATAATATCTCGTCAAATGTATTATTATACTCTCCTTTTGATGATACAAACAACAACACAACTGCTAGAGCCTATGTTAAAGGTACAGGGTTTGTTTCTAATGCGTGGTCTGCTCAAGGAAATGCTGTAATATCTACAGGTCAAACCAATATGTCAGGAACAAGTACAAGTGGCTATGGACCAGCAGGGCAGGCGGCAGATGGTTGGAAACTAGACAGCACAATATCTACAGGACTAGAAGTAGGGAGTGCCTCACCTCTTAGCTTAGAGTTTTGGTTTTATAATTCTAACGCATCAAGTGGTAATTATGCAAGACTTCTATCTTGGGGTGGTTATCATGTATCAGGGACAGGCATTGAATTCGAAGCAGACGGTGCTACTTCAACGAGTTACATATTCTATGAATATACTGGAAGTTCGTCAGCTAGGAGAGGTCTTGGTTTAAAAACTTTAACTGCTAATGCTTGGAATCATATTTATTGGGCGTTTCAGCCAAGTGGTGACTCTTATCTTGGCATAAATGGTGTAGTAACTTCAACATCTGGTGCTTACATAAATAACTTTGCTCCAACAGTAGATTTACATTTACTTAAAACAGCAAATAATCAAGAGGATTCTGTAAAAGGTTACGTCCAAGAATTTATAGTTAGAAACACTGTACCCTACACTTCAAACTTTACACCTAGCACAACACAGTTAACTTCAATATAGGATAAAGCAATGACGCAATACACAATTAATAAAACCTATCCTAAGCCTTTACCACACAGGATAGTCTTATCAGACGGCACTACTCGTACTGACAACACAACATTCACAGATGCTGAGATAGCTGATGCTGGTTACACTGCTGTATCTGACATGCCTTCACATACAAATGACCAACAAGTATTCTGGAATGGTGAGGATTGGTATGTACAAGATATGGTGGGTAACGAAGCCGATGTAAGAAACCATGCACAACAATTAATACTTAACTACTGTCCTGAGTGGAAACAACGTAACATAACCAACAGGTCAATGGAACTAATACAAAAGGGTTCAGACAATTGGACAGCAGAAGAACTCACTGAGTACAATGCTAATCAAGCTATCTGGACTAAAATAAAAGAAATACGTGATGCTTCTAATACACTAGAAGCTATGTCCCCTATACTTCACGATTATTGGTTAGAAGAACATTGGCCTACAATATAAGGATAACATTATGTCAAACACACACACATGGTCTATCGTAAACCTAGAACGAAACACATCTGATGACTCAGTAACAATAGCTCACTGGCGTTGCGAAAGCACAGATGGAACTAACACTGCATCAGCATATGGAACTACATCCCATACAGGTGTACCATCAGACGATGATTACATCCCTTATGCTGATCTAACAGAAGCAAACGTATTAGCTTGGGTACACGAACAAGTTGTGCAAGCTGATACAGAAGCAGCAAACAATGCTAAGATATCTGAACTTGCAAACCCAACGTCCACTACTGGAATGCCTTGGTAATTTTAAAACCACTTAAACTATAGGAGATCAAAATGGCTGAAGATAAAAAGGTTATTACGATTGATGACAAAGATTACACTGAAGACCAACTCACTGATTCGCAAAAGGTTATGATTAATCATATTAACTCTTTGCAACAAAAGATTGGATCAGCAGAGTTTAACTTAGATCAACTCAAGGTAGGTAGAGATGCTTTTACAAAGATGCTACGTATATCCTTAGACGAAGCTACTGCATAAGTATGGCAACACTCACAGAAATAAGAGAAGCTGCTGAACGTAGTCTTGTTACATTCATTAAGTTAGTTGCACCTCAACGTGTACTAGGAAACTGTCACGATTATTGGTTAGAAGAACATTGGCCGGAAGGTATAAGAAGTTAAAACTTTAACAGCATAGTCCCCTATTAAAAGGATGAGGTATCCCCTCCCTTAAAATATTATTAAATTAAATTACACTTAAGGTAACACAGGTGTAATTTATATTATCTAAGGAGAACACAGATGATAACAGACTACCAAACATTTATACACCTTTCTCGTTATTCTAGATGGCTAGATACAGAGAACAGAAGAGAAAACTGGGAAGAAACAGTAACTCGCTATATGTCAACATGGAAAGAAATGATTGACGATAAGACATACAATAGATTATTTAAATATATTTCAAGCTTAAGCGTTATGCCTTCTATGAGAGCTATGTGGGCCAGTGGTCCTGCTTTAAAGCGTAACAACATTACAGGTTATAACTGCTCTTACCTTAAGATAGATACACCTCGTGCATTTGATGAAGCAATGTACATACTTATGTGTGGTACTGGTGTAGGTTTCTCGGTGGAAGCTATTGATGTAAATAAACTACCATACATTAACGATCACTTTGAAGTATCAGAGAGATTAATCAGAGTAGAAGATTCTAAAGAAGGTTGGGCTAAAGCTTTACGTAAGCATATAGCAGACTTATACTTAGGTAGAGTACATTACTTTGATTACTCTGAAGTACGCCCTGCAGGTTCTAAACTAAAGACAATGGGTGGAAGAGCTTCAGGTCCAGAGCCGTTAAAAGAACTTATAGATTTTACAACCGCAGTATTTAAGAAAGCAGGTGGACGTAAACTAACTCCTCTAGAGTGTCACGATCTTATGTGTAAGATAGGTGAGATTGTAGTAGTAGGTGGTGTACGTAGATCAGCTATGATATCCTTAAGTGATCTCGGTGACCACACTATGCAGGGCGCTAAGTCAGGTGCATGGTGGGAAAACAATGCTCAACGAGCATTAGCTAATAACTCAGCAGTATACTTACAAAAACCAGATGGTTTAACATTTATGAAAGAGTGGACTGCTCTTATTGAATCTAACTCAGGTGAACGAGGAATATATTCTCGTTATGGTGCACAAGCAACAGCACCTGCTCGGAGAGATTCTGATAAAATTCATGGGACTAACCCTTGCGCAGAGATAGCTCTTCGCTCTAATCAGTTCTGTAACTTAACAGAAGTAGTACTTCGTAGTGAAGATACTCTTAAAACAATTAAAGAAAAAGTAGAGTGTGCAACGATTTTAGGTACACTACAATCTACATTAACTAACTTCCCTTACTTACGAAAGATATGGAACACTAACACTGAAGAAGAACGTCTACTAGGTGTATCTTTAACTGGTGTATGTGATTGTCCAGTATTGTTTAATGCTACAGAAGAAGATATTCAGGCTCTCCGTGATTACTCTATTAAAGTAAACATTGAGTGGGCATCAAAGCTTAAGATACCTGCATCTACTTCTATAACTACAATTAAGCCTTCGGGTACTGTTAGTCAACTTGTAAACAGTTCATCAGGTATACACGGTCGTTTTGCACCACACTATATCCGTACTGTTAGAGGTGATAACAAGGACCCTTTGACTGATTTTATGAAGCAGGCAGGTGTACCGAGTGAACCCTGTGCAATGAAGCCAGACAGTACTACTGTGTTTTCTTTTCCTATCGAAAGCCCTAAAGGTTCTGTGATGGCTAATGAATTGAGTGCTATCGAGCAATTAAAATTATGGTTGAAGTTAAAACAAAACTGGGCAGAGCATTCTGTGTCTATTACGGTATATGTTAAGGACACTGAGTGGTTAGAGGTTGGTGCTTGGGTATATAAGAACTTTGATCAAATAACAGGTGTGTCGTTCTTACCTTATACTGAGCACTCGTATCAGCAAGCTCCGTACCAACCTGTCTCGGAAAAAGAATATAATGAATCACTCTCACAATTTCCATCGTCAATTAACTGGAATGAACTCTCGGTATATGAGCAGGAAGACAATACTGAAGGGGCGCAAACGCTTGCATGCATTGCAGGGGGTTGTGAAATCTAATGGAAAATTACTCGCTGATGGCAGTAATGACGATATTAGACCTCGCCCTTGGAAAAGAAAAAGAAGAGTAAACGCTAGACTACGAGCCTTCAGATTACGTTGTGCTCGTAGGAAATTCAAACAGATAGGAATTAATTTAGAGGAATAATAAATGCCAACAATACCATTACAAAATTTAGGTATACAGGGCTTGAATACAGATACGCCACCACAGGCATTATCTCCTGAAAACTTTTCAGAAGGTCTTAATCTAAGAGCTTTTGATGGTTCTCTTCAGGGAGTTCCAGCTTTTTCTACAACGTTTGACCCTAATACTACAGGAACTTCTGCTCGTGATGTATTAGCAGTTACTCAATGGACTCCAGTAGGTTCTAGTCAATTTAACTTAGCATATTTATGGGATGACTCTGGAACAGTAAAATTTCAAGTAGCACAAGATGTTACTGCAGCTTTAGGTTCTTTATCAGGTGCTACTTCTACAACTAACCTGGATGAAAACGCTAGATTTGGTTTAGATCTTTTTGCTTTCAACGGGCTTCTTATTAGTAATGATGGTATAAATCAACCTATATTAATAAGAAACACTGGTACAGAAGCAGCACCTACTTACATTGCTCAATTTTTAGTTAATTGGTTTTCAGGCACTGATGAAGCAACACAAGCTGCTGTTGCAGACAGAGTTACTGCTCAAAGCATGACTCAATATAATAATAGATTAATAGCACTAAATTTAAGTGGAGAGTATTTAAATAATGAAAATCTAGGTAACGCATCTTTAGCTTGGTCTACACCTATTACAGATATTAATACTTTAGATGGAGTTAATTGGCAGTATTCTTCTACTAACAGTGCAGGAGATGATATACTTACGGAAACAGTAGGCGAACTATTAGATGCAGCTCAATTAGGGCCTTATCTTATTGTTTATAAAGATGACTCTGTATACAGATATCAAGATACTGGTGCACCTTTATATTTAACTAGTGAAATGTTATTTGATGATGATGGTTTATATAGTCCTGGTTGTTTTGAAGACATAGGTGGGGGTAGACACTTTGTGTTAGGTAATTACGGTATATACATACATGATGGTGGACCTAACAAAGAAGATATATCTCAAGGTAGAATACAAAAAGATATTTATAATACAGTAAACCCTGCACACAGAGATAGGACTTTTACTTTCAGAAATACTAGAGATAAAGAAGTATGGGTTTGTTATAGTGCACTAAAAGAACATGACGGTACAAGCCGTACAGGTACAGGTTGTAATTTTGCTTATGTATACAATTACTCCACAAATACTTGGTATAAAAGAACTATTAATAATCTTAAAGGTATAACTGAAGGTGAGATTAATGGTGAAATATATATTTACGGTTTTGGTACAGGTGGTATATTTTTATTAAGTAGTAATTTAATTGCAGATGGATACGCTAGATTTTTAAAACAAGATTTAGGTAATCCTAATATTACTAAAAGAATAACTGCAGTATATCCAATGAGCACTAATATATTCAATACTACTGCTATTACTTCTAGTAGTTTAAATGACACTAACACTGTTGATGCTCAATTTAATTTAACATTTGCAAACAGAGATAATAGTTTTAAAAGAACTTTTGATCCTTCAATAGGGTCAGGATATAAAAGGGATTATAGATTAACTGGAAGATACTTTAATTTAGAAGTAGCCATGTCAGGTTCTGTTAATCCTGAGTTAACAGGAATGGACTTAGAGGTAATACCTTCAGGTACACGATGATACTGCATTAGCAGGGGAGTAAATAATGTCTAACGTATTCATACCATCAAGCATTAGAGATAAAGCAATTAGAGATACTTTAATTGCTATTGTTAGAGAGCTAACTAACTCTAATGAAGTTGAAGTACAGAGTAACCCACCTAATTATAATGATCCTGGTAATCAAGGAGATATTGTTTACGCCACTTCTGATTCCTCTATCTGGGTTTTTACAGGTAATGCTTGGACTCCCTCTGCTATAGGTCAAACTTCTCAAACATATTTTGCTTATGCAGATACTGCGGATGGATCAGGGCCTACCTTTTCTACTACTTACTATACAGGTGCATTATATATAGGAGTAAGTGTTACTCTATATACCCCACCTGCATCTCCAACTCCTTCTACTAATAATGCAGATTATAGTTGGGCTAGGTTGAAAGGAGAAGACGGTACAACTGGTACAGATGCACCTAGGTTTGCTGAAATTGTTTTATATACAAATGCAGCATTGTCCGCAACTCCACCTGCACCCTCTGCAACTATTACATGGTCAACAGGAGCATTAAGTTCTATAACTTCAGGTTGGACTGAAGATATACCTACTGTTACAGCAAATTCTACTGATTCTATATATCTATCTAAGTTATCTTTTTCAGATACATCAGCTCCTTTTACAACAACTACTGTTACAGGAACTACTCCTGTTAAAACTATTAATTTTTCAGGAGTAGTAACTTTTAGTGGCGGTGATTTTAACGTAGACGGATCTCCTATTACTACTATAGATGGTGGTAATATAGAAACAGGAACTATTAGTGCTGACAAAATTAATACAACTCAATTAGTACTTAATTCAAGTAACATATTAACAATTGACGGTTCTCAGGTAGCAACAAGAAACCATAGAACAATAATTGATGATTATATTGATGACTTAGCAGGAGTTGCTTTAAGTCCAGGAGCCTCTGCTAATGGAACTAGAGTCTTAGGTGGAAATAATACTGATGTATTAAAATACAGATTTTCTGCAGATATAGATAATCTATCCATTTATACTCCTGATGATGAATTTAGAACTAAAAGATTTTATTATCCTGTTGTAGTATCTACTGGTAATCATTATAGCATTGATAACAAAAATGTAAAGTTTTTTACAATAGAAGATATAAATGCTGCTCAAAATACTTCTTTCTATACTAACAATAATTCAAATGATTTTTATAGAGCAGGTAATAATAATAATGATCGCACAGTAGCTTTTGGTATATCTGGAAGTTATATGTATCTTAACATGGTTGAAGTATTAACAGAAGTTAATCCAGCTGTTGAGTTTAATGATCCAGGTCGTATTAAAATAGAGGTTCAAGTAACTGCAGATAACACCAATATACCTGAGTTAACTTCTATAACTATGGAATCATTTGCAATAAACATTGAAGAATTTTTTACAGTTACTGCAAGTGCTGCACCAGGTGTAGATTACACCTTTACACAAATCTTTGAAGTAATAGATAACATTCAATTAACAGGAACAACAGGAACAACCCCATATGCAAGCTTCACTAGTGCTAATATTACAAGAGTAGTAGGAAATGGATTAGTGTATGGTGTAGCAAGAGGATATTAATATGACTATTAATAATAAAACATTAACAACAGTAGAGAATTTAGTAACAAGTCCTACCACTACTGAAGGTAATTTTAGAATTGGGGTGGGTGATGCACTTATAGAATTAAATAACTTAAATGAAAACGCTTCAACTACTGGAATTAGTTGTTCAAAGGAGTATATTTATCCTGGTGACTTTACTTGGACAGCTCCATCAAATTTAAAGATTATGGTGCAATGTGCAGGCGGTGGCGGTGGTGGTGGAGCTGCTGCAGAAGATGATACATCTAATCAACGAGCTATTGCTTCTGGAGGTTCTGGTGGAGGTTACTCACGAATAATAATGGATGTGACAACTGGAACTCAAATAGACCTAACGGTTGGGGCGGGAGGTAGTACAGCCTCAGCAAGCTCTACTGGTACTAAGGCTGCTTCAGGTGGAAATGGCAATGCTAGTACTGTTACTATCCCAGTAATTGGTGGTTCAGATATTGTATTAACAGCTAACGGAGGAGGCGGTGGTAAAGCAGTAGAAACAAATAATAGTACTGATGTATTTTTCTCTTCTACTTCAGTAGGTGGAACTGCTTCAGGCGGCACTGTAAATAACCAAGGTATATCAAGTCCACCTGCTACTACTGGTAGTCTTACTAATGCAGAAAACTTTTTAATGTTCCCTCCAGGTTCATTTACAAGTGGTTTTGATAACTCAATAGCTATAACTGAAACACAAGCTCGTTCAAGAAGTAGTGCAGCTCCCGTACAATTTCTTTATTCTGGTGCAGTTATTACTGAATCTGTAGAGTTTAATAAAGAAAACATATTTGGAAAAGCTTTAAATTCTAGCATTAGTGGAATTGCAGGTACTGGTAGTCTAATCGTATCCCAAGCTGCAAGTTTTGTATTTGCAGACAATGGAATCTTGTTGCAAAGTGCACACGCTACAGGAGGAGCTCCCGCTATGTCTCAATGTGGAGACAGTGATACTGGAGCTAGGTCGGCTACTTCTGGCGCAGGGGGTGATGGTTTTGTTATTATCACAGTATTAAATATATAGGAAACAGCATGAAAGTAATTCATTTAGACCCAAGCAGTATTATTTCTAATTGGAGAGTAATAGAGCCTGCTATACAGTCTGCACTAAAACATAGCGCTAATGAATCTACTACATACGATTATTTACAATGGTTACAAGACCCTACACAATATCAGTGTTGGGTAGTATTAGATGAGGAAGAGACTATAGTAAACGTTAGTATAACTAAAATTAACTATTACGCTACTCATAAGTCCCTTCATTTAATTACAACAACAAGTATTAACGGTGGACGATGGGACACCTATAAAAATGCCCATCACACAATTGAGGCTTACGCAAGACAACAAGGGTGCAGACGCATTGAGATGTATGGTAGAAAAGGTTGGTCAAAGATCCTAAATAAACTTAAAGGATCACAAGGTGAAAGTTATAAAGAGACCTATGTGGTCCATTCTATGGAGTTAGAAAATGAGATTTAAAGAATTAAACCCGTTCATGCCTGCGGTTACACCAAGAGGTTTAGGTATAGTGTCTAAAGGTGGTGGTAGTGATACTATAGAAAGTATACCTGACTGGTATAGACCTTATATCCAAAAAGCAGCTGGACAAGCAGGAGCCGCATATGATGCTGGTGCTCTTGGAATGGTTGCTGGCCTTAATGAGCAACAACAACAAGGTATAGACGCTTTGTCAGGAGCAGCCAATGAAGCTATGGGGCAATATACTTCTGCTAATGAAGCCACAGATGTTTTAAAGCAAGCAGCTGCAGGAGAAGGTATATACGGTGAAGGAGCTACACAAGGACTTAAAGACTCTGCTATACGTGATGCTCAAAAAGCTTTTGCACCAATGGGAGCTTCTCTGGCTACATCAGGACAAATAGGTGGTGCTCGTGCAGGTTTATTAGCAGGCGAACGTGACGCTAATTTAGCTAGTGCCTTGGCAGGTATTGATTACCAAGACTTATCTGATCGCAGAGGTCTTACAACAGGTGCAGCTCAACAAATTATAGGTAACACAGGTGCTATGCAACAAGCAGCTGGAGCTGGAGCTAACTATCAAGGTCAAGCAGGTCAAATGTTACAAGAGCAATCTCAAAGAGAATTAGATGCTACTTATCAAGGGCTACAAAGATTAGGTTCTTTATTATCAGGCTCTCCTGTTCCTTCTCAAGTACAGAAGTCAGGAGGAAAGTAATATGTCGGGTATATCCCCTAATGAAACTTTAATTGATTTTTTAGGTCGTAAACCACAACCTAAAGAAGATAGATTTAAAGGATTTACTGGTTTAGGTAATGATGGTTATGGAAGCATGACTCAAGGTCCTAATGATCGTATTCTTTCAGATGGTTTATTTGTAAATGATCCAAGGAGAGTAGGCCCTCGCCCAGATGCTATTCAACCTATGCCAAATAATTCTATTGAACCTATTGATCCAATAAGACTAGAATATAATAGGTTAAAGAAAGAAGCTGCAGACAGAAGAGCCAACGGATTTATGGGGCGAGTTGTTTTGCCAACCGAAGGTCAAACCTTTGAAGAATATGAAAAAGGTAGAGATAAATTTGGTAACCTTTTAGCAGCTGGAGATAGTAATAACTCGCTTTTACCGATGGCTATGGGGGGTAACGGTTCAATGGCTAGTCCATCAGCACCTCAACCAAGACCTAATGGAGCTATTATGACTAGACCAATGAGACCTGGACCTCGTATTCCGATCAATTCAGGGGCAAGGGACTTTATTGCTTTAAAACCTAATAATAATCAAATAAACAAACCTACTCAACCACAAGTATACGGAGGTAAATGATATGGCTGGTCCTCTCGATAAAAA